GGGAGAAGCACGGATTAAGGCACTTCATTGAACTTGATGTTGATTGCGAGCCAATCTACTATAATGCCTATGTTCAATGCTCTTTAGTGTATCATGGCGACAACTACGAAGAAGCAGAACTCGCCTGCCTTAAAAAACTCATTGAAATTTTAACCAAGACGGCATAAACATGGACCTAATCACTCGCACCATCCTCGGCTACACCGCAGAGGTCGTTGGGGTCAACCCTGACCAAATCACAAGTGAAGTCAAGACCCGTGAACTCGTGCTGGCTCGCTCAATCTTTGCGGACATCGCCTACTCGGAGTACCTGTACACCTACTCGCACATCGGGCGAATCATCAACCGGGACCACGCAACGGTCATGCACAACATCGAAATCCTTGCCAACGACATGAGGCAGCGACCTGAACTCAAATACTTGCGTTCACAGGTTTTCAACAAAGTGAAGGAATTTCTGCAACATTCGTAGGAAGCCCTGCAATCTTTGCGTGAGTGAACGCAGAGAGCATCATCCTTGACTTATACCGAAGCGGTGAAATCCGCAAGGCTTGCCTGACCATTACAGGGGGCAATCCGCTTTGGAAGGACCTCGAACAAGAGGTCGTCCTGATTCTTCTTGAGAAAGACCCCGATAAGATTACCAAGATGCAGGTGCAGGGCTACCTGCGATTCTACATCGTTCGCTTGATAATGAACCTGTACCGGGGCAACAACAACCAGTTTGCGAAGAAGTACCGCCACCATGACGAGCGGACTGAACTCGACCCCGAAGCAGCAGCCGAAGGGAAGGACTACGACACCCTGCTTGATGACCTTTGGGCCATCGCCCAGCAAGAGATGGATTCATGGGCCAAGGATGGAGCGTTCCCCTACGACAAGGAACTGCTGAATCTGCTCATGCAGACCGGGAACATGAAGGCGATGTCCCGTGAAACGGGCATCCCGTACCGGAGCATCATTTACTCCATCGAACAGGCTAAGGCTAAAATCAAAACCGCAATCGAAGCCAATGGATATACTGGTCTTTCCAATCCTGATTAGCGCACTCGCTACCCTTGCGGTCGTGGAGTTCCGGGTCCTTCCGCAATGGTTCTACGCTTTGCCCTTCGCCAAGCGGAAGCCCTTTAGTTGCATGACCTGCTTTGGGTTTTGGATGGGTGTCCTCCTGACCCTGCCGACCTGTCAATGGTACTTGGCCCCTATCCTCGGCCTCGCATCTTCAGCCACCGCAATCATTATCCGGGAATGGACCTACAAATGACCACCGACCAGTTCATCGTGGCCCAAAAGCACCGCAAGTATTGGGACCAGTATATCGCATCGCTAACCATGCGCCTACCACCCGATGCGGTTGGGGAACTGCAAGCCATCCTGACCGCTCACGGCCGACCTCCTACGAATTGGTGGTGCGCTGACTGCGTAAAATCGGCACTCCAATACATTTACCTACAAGCGGACCTGTTCCTCGAAGTCAACCAAAACACCATAACCCACCCCCTGAATGCCCCTACCAATCCCTAACGATAACGAAACCAAGGAAGGCTTCATCGGTCGCTGTATGTCCAACAACTCAACGACAACGGAGTTCCCCGATACGGCTCAACGGCTTGCCGTTTGCGGCTCACTTTGGGCAGAACATAACCGCCAAAAGTTTGAGTCCTATTCCGACTACGGGCAAGAGATTCGGGCCAATGCAAAGAGGGGGATAGAACTCAACGAGCGGAACGGCAACAAGTGTGCTACCCAGACAGGCAAAGTTCGGGCGCAGCAGTTAGCCAACGGCGAACCCATCTCGGTGGAAACCATCAAGCGGATGCACTCCTACCTGTCAAGGGCTGAAACCTACTACGACAACGCAGACGACACCTCCGATTGCGGTTACATCTCGTACCTCCTGTGGGGTGGTAAGTCGGCATTATCATGGAGCAGAAATAAACTCCGAGAACTTGGCGAACTCGAAGGCAAAAGATGACGAAGAAGCCCAAGTGCAGGCTCGGATGGATTCGCTTATGATGGTCATCACGACCCTCTGCGACTGCATCGGAGCGGTGGATGAATCCAACTCCCCGAATGCATTTGCGGTGAAGATGAAGATAGTGGACAAGATTGACGAACTGATTGATAAAATCGAATACTGATGACAGGCCGACCCCGTTCTTTTGAAACCCCCGAACAACTTTGGGAGGAATTCGTGCAGTATTGCACCAAGACGAAGGCACAACCTATCCTCGTAAAAGATTGGGTTGGGCCAAAAGCAATAGAGGTCTATCGTGAAAAGGAGGCTCCCTTGACGATGGAGGGCTTTGCTCTACATCTTTGGGATAAGGGTGTCAGGAGCGGTGCAGATGAGTATTTTACGAACAAGGACAACAGGTACGAAATGTTTTCGGAGGTCTGCTCACGTATAAAGAAAAGCATCCGAGCCGACCAAATCAAGGGAGGCATGGCTGGAATCTACAACCCATCCATCACTCAACGCCTCAACAATCTCGTTGAACGCCAAGAGAACACGGTTCACATCGAGCAGCCCCTATTCCCTGACAATGACTGATTCTATCGTTGAAGGCGTTATTGACCAATTTAGGACAAGAGCCGAGCAGGGCCACGCCAAGTACGGCACGACCATGGACCGCAAAGACCTGACCCCTATGCAATGGATTCAGCATTTACAGGAGGAATTGATGGATGCGGTGGTCTATCTTGAAAAGATTAAGCGAATAAACAAAGAGTAGAGATTTCCACAAGTACCAATAAAGTGGAACGCCTATATGGAATGTCTACTATATTTGTGCATGGAAAAATTCTTGGACGTTAAGGGCTATGAGGGCCTATATGTTGTTTCTAATTATGGAAACGTCAAATCCGTTGAAAGGGTAATTATTAGGAGTGATGGCATGAGGCGAACGATAAAGGAGCGGATTAAAAAGGGGACTCATGATAAGGGGTACAAACGTATTTCGCTGGTATCCTTGGATGGTAAAAGTAAGAACCACTATGTCCATCGTTTGGTCATGAGTGCATTCTGTGAGCCATCAAACCTATATGTTGACCACATAAACGGAATTAAAGAAGATAACAGGCTTGAAAACCTTAGGTACGTTACAAACTCGGAAAACCTTACTTTCAGGAATACGGACAAGAAGTATTCAACCGAACACCCATATATTTACAAAACCAAGGAAAATTGTTTTAGGGTTCATGGTTGTAAAAGAAGGCACAAAACAATAGAACAAGCCCTTGAAAGAGCAAGAGAAATTCATCCGAACCACGGCTGTAAATAAGGTCCGTGAGTTAAAGCGGTTCGTCAAAGGGGTACAAGGCGGCTCGTCTGCATCCAAGACGTACTCCATCCTTGCCGTTGAGATTGACTATTGCACGAAGAATCCCTACACGGAAACGAGCGTTGTAGCCGAATCCATCCCACACCTCAAACGTGGGGCCATGAGGGACTTCATGAAGATTATGACAGTTACTGGTCGGTTCAACGCTGCACGATGGAACGCCACCGACTTCCGGTACAAGTTCGCTAACGGGTCTTACATCGAGTTCTTTTCGGCTGACGATGATTCCAAGTTAAGGGGTGCAAGGAGGGACAGGCTCTACATGAACGAGGCCAACAATCTCTCCTTCCACGCTTACACGGAACTGGCTGCACGAACCAAGCAATCGGTCATCCTTGACTGGAACCCGGTCAACGAGTTTTGGTTTCACTCCGAGTTGATGCATGACGAGGACGTGGACTTCCTTATCCTTACCTACAAGGACAACGAAGCCTGCCCCAAGAGTGCGAGGGACTTCATCGAGAAAGCAAGGGTTAAGGCCGAAACATCGGAGTATTGGGCGAACTGGTACAAGGTGTACGGTCTTGGTCAAGTAGGAACGCTCCAAGGTGCGATATACGAGGACTTCGAGGTGGTGGAGGGCATTGATGTCAGCCGTGCTAAATTCGTTGCCCTTGGGCTTGACTGGGGCTTTAGCAACGACCCAACCGCACTCGTAGCAATATACCGCCAAGGGGACTGCCTACTCATCCAAGAACTGCTCTACGCTACGGGTCTAACCAACCAAGACATCGCAGACAAACTGCGCTCCTTGGGCATCACACGGGCTTGGGAAATAGTGGCGGATTCAGCCGAACCCAAGAGCATCGAGGAAATCTACCGATTGGGTTTCAACATCAAGCCAGCGGAGAAAGGCCCCGATTCGGTCAGGAACGGCATCGACATCCTGAAACGCTACAAATTGCAGGTAACCAAGGACTCGACCAACCTCATCAAGGAACTGCGCTCCTACACTTGGGCCACGGATAAGGAAGGCAAGAACACGGGGGTCCCGATTGACTCCTTCAACCACGCCTGCGATGCGATGCGGTATGTGGCCCTAAACAAGTTAAGGGTCAGCAACGCAGGGAAGTACGTTGTGGTGTAACTTTGCCTTATGAACCCCGAACGCATCATCGACCTGCTCATTGAAATCGGGAAAGTGGCAGCAGCCGTTTTCTTCATCTTAACCCTTCTAACCCTCCTTTGGACCTTATGAGCGATTTTAAACAATACCGAAGAAAGCAAATTGCGGAACTTCGGCCTTTTCAGGAAGGCGAAAAATTATCCGAAAGGGTATCAATATCGCAAGCCGATAGGGATAACGGAAGTCCCAAGGTTGGGGATATGATTGCCCGAAACCCTAAGAACCATGACGACCAATGGCTCGTTGCAAAGCAGTACTTTGAGGACAATTTTGAACCAGCCAATTAGTTTATGAAAGTCGTCCACTACTACCACATCTATTGCGGAGGGAACTGGCAGTTGATACTCAACCAGCACATGATGGCCGTGTGCAACTATGGCCTTATCAACGTCTTGGATGAAATCAGGGTCGGCATTGTCGGTCCACCCGAACAACGCAAGGCGGTCAAGGAGGTCCTTGAGAACTCGATGGTGGCCGAGAAGGTCAAGGTCGTGGTAACCCGAACCAACGCTTGGGAGCAGGCGACCCTTACCGAGATGTACAGGGCAAGCCAAGATGAAGAAGCCGTGTACTTGTACGCCCACACGAAGGGGGCATCCAATCCGGCACTAACCACCCAACTTTGGGGCAGGTCCATGCTATTCTTCAACGTGGTCGCTTGGGAGCGGTCCCTGCAAATGCTGGAGGGAGTCGATGCCGTAGGATGCCATTGGATAACCAAGGAGCAGTTCCCTCACATGGCTGACCAAAACAACCCCGAAGGCTATCCGTACTTTGGGGGCAACTTTTGGTGGGCCAAGTCGAGCCACATCAAGGAACTCGGTGAGCCGAAACGGG